TGCCCGGCGCAGAAACAGGGAACGAATGGAATGATGATGATGCGAGCGCAATGGATTTATAGCACCCCCTGTTTGTCTAGTATTATTGTTCTTGTAGCCACTTGGCTACTCAACCAAAGGAGCAAACCAAAATGACAGCAACTGCTATCAAAGTAAACCGCTTAGCACTGGTAGCCAGACTCAAGGAAGTCAAGGCTATACGGGAGGCAGAAAATGACAAGGTAATCAACGATTACCAGACCTACAAGTCAGATAATGACAAGTGGCTTGAAGGAGCTAAAAAGCACATTATCAAAATCTGGAACAGCTACGGCAATGAGTTTAGGGTAGACATTGACCCTGACTATGAGAGCAAGAAGCCTAAAGAGCCTACCAGCCCTAGTAGCTATGTCCAGCACGGCAGGCAGGGTTCAATCACCCTAAGCGCAAAAAACAAGGAGGAGCTGAGTGAGCTAACCGCCACTATCAACCTCCTAGAGCTAAGCAACGAGGAAACAGTTGGGCAGACATTGCTCAAGAATGTAGCTAAGTTTCTAGGCTAAAAGACCACCCTGCCAGCGAGCCCCCCTCTCGCTGGCAGGGTTTTTTTATGCCCAGATTTTTCTAAAGGCTAAGCTCATTTATAACGGGAACGAATGGAACGATGATGATGCGTATGATGATGATGATGATGATGATGCAATGGATTTAGGACAGGCCGTGCCAGTGTAGTAGTATTGACCTTGTAGCCACTTGGCTACCAAATCAAAGGAGCAAACCATGCAAAGAACATACCAAGTTGAATACCGTGCCACTTACTGGGTCCGAGCTAACGACGAAGACCATGCAATTGAGCTAGGTATTGAGGAACACAGCGATGGCCCAGACGGCGAATGGGAGGCCTTTATTGACCCCCACTTGTCACCGCTTCAGGACCTCGACGACGGCACCTACATCCAAAGCGTCGACGGTCTAGAAGACTACGAGGCACCAAAGAATGGCTACTGGATAGGCACCGTGCCCGTGCAGAGCCTGTCGGACGTGCCACTAGGAGCCTTCTTAGGCGTCTGGACCGACCCAGCTGACGGCAAGCGATACTACGACATAACCGTGTATCAAATTGACCTCACTGAGGCGCTGAGAATTGGCAAGTTATTTGGCCAAATAAGCATCTGGGATATATCAGAAAAGAGACCTATCCCAGTAAACGTCTAGGTTGCTCCTAGGCTAGCCCTGCAAGCACTGATCCCCGGTGCTTGCAGGGCTTTCTCATGCCCGGCCCGGGTGGATGATGATGATGCGCAGATTTATGAGACGGGGACGAATGGAACGATGATGATGCGCCTGCTTGCACCGCCTGCAGGGCCTGCAATGGATTTAGAGGGGCATGATTGGCAGTGATAGAATGGCTACATGACCTCAGTAGTAGACACTGCAGGTCATGCCTACACAAAAAAATCGATGCGTGTTAGCCAGTTTGGCTAGCACAGAAAAGGAGCACCACAATGGGAAGCAATTTCTCAACCGAGCTAGCTAATGGAGTCTTCCCGGACTTGACGCTAGAGCTACAGATTCAGATGCACCTAACAAGTAACCACTATCCGCCGGTTCCGTTGAGCATGGTCAAGCCTTGCATCGACGCGATCGACGCCTATTGGGAAGAAGATAGCAATCGCCAGATCAACCTGAATGGAAACATCTGGAAAGGACAGCCCACAGCACCTGCTTGGGCCATAATAGATGGACACCACCTCGACCCGTGGGTTGACCAGTGGGACAACGAAGAAGAAGGAGAATAACAATGCAAGCACTGCATTCACCAGCACTACTACCGACCGATGAGATCGGTCTGCACATCGCACCAAAAGTCAGCATCTCAGCGATCATCGACCTTATCGACTCAGCACCGCAAGCTATTGGGTATTGGGTTGATAAGTATCAGGATGTTCATTACACACAAGAGACGCCTAAGCGGATCTACAAGCTCAGCATCTTTGATGAGAACACTGATCTTGAGCACCTAATCAGCGTAAACACGATCATCGAAGGGATCCAAAAGATCGTGTCTGGCAACGTTGAGATCAACTCAAGCATCGTTAGCTACATCCTTAGCGACATAGGCCAAGGCTTAGCTGGCGGATACATCGACGGCGAAGCTCTTGATGTGATCATCCAAGTTGGATTGTTTGGTGAGATCGTTTATGGCTAACACCTGTTACAACCGCGCATTCATTACTGGCCAACGTAAGTCACTGGATGCATTAGAGAAAGCGATCGAAGACAAGGGGGGTGAGTTAGGAGTGGCCCTCGAGGCCCTCCTGCCACCTCCTAAGGGCTTGCCTTATGACTCTCAAGAAGAGTTGTTTGGTGAGTTCGCAGATGCGTTGGATGGAAACACCCACAGGCAGTACTCGACCGAGTATAACTGGAGGCTGGCATTCCATGGCACCAAGGCAGTGTATCCGGGAGGCACTAAGATCCGGATCGACGATAACCTACTGATCCTTGAGTACACAACAGCTTGGGCTCCTAACCTTGAGTACTGGCATAACCTGATCAAAGAAACACCAAGACTGTTGGATCTTGTAGTCAACCACCGTTACTACGAGGATGGCCTTGGATTCATCGGAGAAGCAAGAATTGATCAGACCTTTTTGATCAATAAACAAAAGGATCTAACCGTCGAGCACTGGCAGAAAGCTGGAGCAATAACCATAGATGACGAGATCCTTTGGGAGAGCACAGATAACGTAAATCTATTTGATGCATTCCCATTACAGTGATCCGTAAGGCCCTGTCAGAGAGATCTGGCAGGGCCTTTTTTTATGACCTAAATAGCATCGACAATACGGAGGCTACTCACTGCTAATCTACTCATGAGTTGATTAGTAAGTAGTAGGTATCAATATAGGACTTCAATGCAGAATGGCAATTCCGAGGTGTTTCAATGGGATCGCGACACGCTAAATGATCTTGCTTAGAAAAATCTCAGTTTTCTGAGTAGAATAGCCGTTGAGTCAGACTCATCGGCTCATTGACTCAGGAAGGTAACACATGACACATTACGACCCAATTTATGGTGAGCTTTTGACCTCTAAAGAGGCCTCATCGCTTACCGGATTCACACTCAACCAACTACGCAATCATCGCCAGCGACCAGAGACATCGCCTTTTTCTTTTGTTAGACAGGGAGGCACATCTTGGTATCGCAAGGATGATATTGATCTTTGGCTTGAACAAAATGGTGGCATCGAGTACGAGTACATAAAGTCACCGCAAGCTCTATCTGCACCACTACGCAACCAAGCGACCGGTAGCAAGCACCGCGACTATCTGGACAAGCTAACGCGGATCACATCGCGCAACGCATGGTCCAAGTGGTATGGATTCTTTGTTGATCAGGCCGGATGGAAAGGCAACCCTTATGACGACTCAAGGGAGTGGATGACCTACTACTGGAAGCTCAAGGAGAATGAGGATCTAACTGAGGTATACCCATCGGTAGTCGACTTCAATAAGATGCGCCAGAATGATCCACACCGGTACTGGCCAGCTATGACCTATGCCATGAGAAAAGCCATGAGCGAGGTAAACGGCTGGGGAGCCACAGATGAAGAGATCCTGCAGGCACCGGTAGGTGAGGTCCCACCAAGCAAGCTAGAGTCATAAAAAAATAGATCCCTAGCTCAGAGAGGTAAGCTAGGGATCTATCCGAAAGGAGATACCATGATCAAGAACCACCCCGATCATGCAACAATCATAACAGCACAGAAAGGAATATCCACATGGCACGCAGTATATTGCCCCAGAGGATCCAAGAGCATCTAAAGACCCATAAATGGGTAGTCTACTCAAAAACGGCCCCTGTCGAGGTCTACAGCAGGGAAAAGACACTGATCTACATTCAGCCCAGCAAGGTAGATCGGAACTTCTTCGCATGGGTAATTGAGTACGAGGACAAGCCGTCAGAGACCGGTGCAGGCGTTACCGAATCGTTACTTGACACGCTAAAAATAGTTTGACAAATGTCGGAGGGTACCATTAGCGTCGTATATGTGAGGTAATTCAGCCCCACTGAAAGAAGGAGATCCATGAGAAAGTTCAACCCCGGCTACGCACCGCAGGTGATCGCAGTTCCGGTTAGAAAACTGACTAGGCGCAGACTAGACAGAGCAATAAAGAAGCTAGCGCGTTACTTTAGAATCGAGAATGATCTAGAGCAGGTAGCGCGTTATGGTGAGTACTACGGCTATTCACTAGCCACTACTGACCACTTTGTATTCCTTATAGAAGAGGGATCAGAGTTCCTAGACATCGCGGTGGAGCACAGCTCCATCCTCGAGCTAGCAATCCGTGAAGAGCGCGACAAGTATGCGGTGGTGATCCTCTAATGTTCAATGATTACGACATGAACGTATGGTCACAGGACGGCGACACACTTAGCCTGACTGCATATCGCCAAGAATTGTTTACCAAAGACGGCAAGCAATATATACAGACTGACACATCTGAGTCGACATCTGAGAATATTACATTCTCAATTCACGACAATCTTGAGACAGTCAAATACCTCATAGAGAATGACGATCCGGCTCAAGTAATTGCAGACGGCTTGACTGACTATGACGACTGGGTAAGTATCGAGTTCCTAACTCGAGGCCCAATCCCTACACGCTTAGCTGAATGGCTAGGAGCACTACCTGAATATGAACCGGAGGAAGCAAGATGAATACCACTGAAACACGCACACTAATTGACGAGGCTAAGGCCAAGTTAGTAAGCAAGCCAAAGGCATCAAAGACTAATGCCAAGGCAGTAGAGGTCGCAGATCCTAACACCGCGAACGCACTACTAGCACAACGATCAGAGATCTACGACGCCAAAAAGAGACTCGAGGCAGAGTTATCAGAGATCGACGCCATTATCAAGGACATGATTGGCAACAACGACGAGCTTCACATCCACGGAGCTAAGGTTGCCAGCATCGCCCGATGGAAAGAAACATCCCTGATCACTGACAATGTGAAAGAGCTATTCCCACTCACAGAGTACCCAGAGATCTACAAGCGCATTGCCAAGTCAAGATTGACAGTGCACTAATGGGATTTGTATGGGTCCACAATGGCCCCGGATCAGCAAGATTTGTTGATGCTAAGTACTTACCGCCATGCAACATATGTGGCAAGCAATTAGATCAGTGCCCCAAACATGAAAAGGAGAACCAAGATGGCCAAGATGGCATCGTTGCACGAGGAGACGACTCGTCCAGCAACAATAACGATAACTGAGGATCAGTGGTACGCAGGTTATGCGCCAATGACTCACACCCCACTAGACACAGTAGATGACTATGTACCAGTAAGAAACGTCTGGACCTTAGTCGACACTGACGACAAGCTATACATCGTGAACGGCTACCACGTAGTCAATAAGATCGGCTACCACATAACCGAAGAGCGATGGAAGCACGGACAAGAGATCGAGGTGAGAATAAATGACTGACGAAGTAGAGCTATGCGAGTACTGTGGTGACACACCAGAGGACTGCGCTGATGCAGGCGAATGCAATTACAACAAAGACATCGCATGTGGCTTATGCAGTAGCACTTGTCGTTGCGACGAAATATATGAACAGCAACGCGAGCGCGAAGCAGACGAGTTCTTCGATGATCTAGACAGCTGGCACTAATGGCTGAGCTAATGAACGGCTCAAGACAATTGCGGGATTGGTTATCACTGAACAACGCTATTGATAAAGAAGCTGGACAAATACCGTGCAGACAAGCACCGGATCTATTCTTCCCAGAGAAGATAGGTGTTGGATCAGGGTTTGATGGCAGTCATCTAAAAATGGCAGTCAAGGCTTGCAATGCTTGCCCTGTAATGAAAAAGTGTGGCGACTATGCGATCAAGCATAAAGAGGTCTCAGGTATCTGGGGAGGCCTAACAGCTACACAACGCAAGGCGTTATGGAAAGATAAGTGACGATCTATAACGACGTGTTATTCGATTACCAAAAGGTCGCGGTTGATCGGATAGTCGAGCGAGAGATCGCTTTGCTAGCCGATCAACCCGGCCTAGGTAAAACACTTGAGGTGCTCTCATCCCTCGAGGAGCTAGGCGCATTCACTCAGCCCGGCCAGATGACTTTGATCCTCACACCGATCGTTGCTGCACAAACAGCGTGGCGCGACACTATTGAGCGTTACCTCATACCATCCTCACCGGTAGAGATCATTGATCTTTCTTATGGCACCACACCACAGCGTGTGAAGAGATTTACTGATGCTATGCAATCCAAGTCTGACTTGCCTGCAATTGTGATCGCCAACCATGCGCTTGTCGAATGGAAAAAAGGCAAGGGCTCCCGAGTGCCAGAATTGTTTGAGACAAACTTTGACGCAATTGTGATCGACGAGTCTCACCTTGTGTTGCCAATCTTGAACGATCGCAAACTAACTACATTCTGGATAGGCCTATCCAAGTTCAATTACGTAAACTATCGCATCGCAGTGTCAGGTACACCGGACCGGGGAAAACTTGAGAACAGGTATGGCACATACAAATTCCTACGCCCCGCATCGTTCGCGAGGTACTCCCGCTGGGCGTGGCTTGAAGAAAACTTTTGGGTATACGAGAAACAAGTTGCCCGCAATAGAACTATCAAAGCTATTGGCACAATGAAGAGTGCGAAGCGCTGGGCTGACACTGAAGACGATGTGATCATACGTCGCACCAAGAAAGAGGTACTAAAGGATCTTCCGGACAAGCAGTACAACTATGTTGAAATCGAATTGAGTAAAGAGCAGAAGGCTGACTATGGTCAAGCAATCAAGAATGCTTATGACGAGAAACAGAAAGCTCTCGAAGAAGATAAGCTCACTGCATCTGCAATGGTGTTCGCATTGCGAGCGCGACAGATCTCATCGTGTCAATGGACCAAGGATCCTCAGAACCCTGTACCTATTGTTGGTGGCAAGTCATCTAAGCTTGACTGGCTGATCGAATGGCTCAACGAACGTGGCTTTGACGAAGGCAGAGGTAAGGTTGTGATCGCTAGCCAATTCTCCATGGTGCTTGATTGGCTACATAAAGAACTAAGCAACCTGGGTTATTCCTCACAGGTAATAAGTGGATCAACCCCCCAAGTGATGCGTACCAAAATTCAACGTGACTTCCAAGATGGCGAGCTCAACATTGTGTTGCTGTCCGGTCGCATGGGTGTTGGCATAACGCTTGATGCAGCCGATGACCTGATCATGTTTGATCTGCCCTACGACCCTGACATGATTGAGCAGATCGAGGACCGCATCCACCGCGCCTCAAGGAACCACCAAGTGGTGATCTGGAGCCTGCTGGCTATTGGTACCATCGACCAAGCAGTGGCCCAGAAGGTCTCGAACAGGTACCAGATAACCCGGCAGTCTATGGATGGCAGGCGAGGCATCGACTTTGAGAAAAAAATTCTTGAAAAGATCCGCGTGTTGTCAAAAATGTCGGACGGCCATGATAGTGTAATGGTCTCAGAAGGAGAGAAAAATGGCTAAAATTACCATCCTTGGAGTCGAACCAGACGGCTACGATGGCAAGGATCAGATTGCCCTAGCAACAGCTCAGACTTGGATCGCAAGGATACCCGAGCTGTTCATTACAGAGCGCTCAAAGCAAATAGAGATCGGCATCAGCGAAGTTGGCATGGACTGCCGTAAGTGTGTTGCACGCAAGCTAGCAAAGACACCAAGAGACATCGATGGCGCATGGTTCCCCTTCATTGGAACTGCAGTACACGATGCACTTGAGCGCGGGTTCAATGAGCGCTACCCACTTGATTACAAACTCGAGGAACGTTTGTTTGTTCACGAGTACAAGGATCTAAAACTTACCGGATCATGCGACATGATGGCCTTCACAGGCGATGCAGGATGGTCCGGGATCGTCAATGACTGGAAAGTTGTTGGTGATTCTGCCCTTGCAGAAGCCCGTAGAGGGAAGATCAAGGAGCAGTACAGAATCCAGGCAATGCTTTACGGCTATGGCTGGGAACAAAAAGGCTACAAGGTTAGCCACGTATCACTTACATTCCTGCCTAGGGATGCGAAACTCGAGGATGCGGTGGTAGTGATGCTCCGCTATGAAAAAGAGATCGCTACCGAATCACTAGCACAGCTTGAGTCGTTAATCGATGCAGCTGAGTTAGTTGGCTGGGATAAAGTGATAGAGAAACAACCGAAGGCAAGCTTTTGCTTTAGTTGCCGTCGGTATGATCAAACAAATCATTCTGACGTCGAGTCGATGATCTAAACTATATAAACTAAGGAAACTAAAACATGAGTGAATTAAATGAGAACCTACCAAGTGTCGATGACCTACTTGCAGGTGGTGGCTCCAAGTCACTATCCTTCAAGGACTTCAAGGTCGGAGATTCTTATGAAGGAACCATCGCCGGACTACGAACTGTACAGGTTCGCAACTACGACGACCCTACCAAGCTAGAGTTCTGGGATGACGGTAAGCCCAAGCTTCAGATCGAAGTTACTCTAGACACCGATTACAAAGATCCATCTGACGATGAAGACACTGGCGAGCGCCGTGTGTTTTTGTTTGGACAGAAGCTAACCGCTGCAAAAGAAGAACTAAAGCGCAAGGGCTTCACCAAGCTAGAGATCGGATCCGTATTCAAGATCACCTTGACCGGCACAAAGCCAGCCAAGAACCCTCGCTACAATGACGTGAAGCTTTACGGCATTGAGCTAACACGAGGAACATCTAACCCTGCAGTTGACGCCTTACTATCGTCTGGCGCGACTGAAGTAAAAGGTGCTAAAATAGAAAAGCTGACACCAAAGCAGGCGGGTATCGCAAATACTTTGCAGTCTAATGGTTTTGATGCAGCTGAAATTGCAGAAAACTTAGGAGTTAGTGTCGAGGCAGTAAACGCCTCCCTAACCTTCTAACAAAATGTGTGACGGGCTTCGTCCTTTCCCTCCTTTCAACGAGGCCCGTCACACCCTACCGAAAGGATTATTATGGACTCACCATCCCAGTTCAAGGAGCTTCTTTACCGGCTTGGTCGCACTGACGAAGACGCTGTAACTATTTGCTATCAGTCACCAGCTCAACGCTTTACAGCGAAGACGATCAAGGTTGACTTAGTTGACTCGGTTATCAATGCACTTGATGACTTAGGTAACAACATATGGTTTGAGATCAACCCAACATCAGTAACCGGTAGAGGAACTGCACAAGACGTCACTAGACTTGCAGCTTTCTATATCGACATAGATTACAAAGATGGTGGTGCTGGATCCGCAAAGAACGCTAAGCAGTTTATGGACATGCTCACCTCACTGATTGGAGTTGGCCCTAGCGCAATTGTTTTTTCTGGACATGGCATTCAGCCATACTGGGCCATTGACATCGAAGAGGAATACGACTTTGGGTTAGCGCAAGGCGTACTAAACCGATGGGGAGTCTTCTGTAAGTTCTTGGGTGGAACGATGGACACCAGCCTTGACTCCGTGTTTGACCTACCAAGGATCTTCCGTGTACCATCCTCACAGAACATGAAAGATCCGCAAAACCCAGTCAGGGTAAGCGCACTGTTCCCTAAGGATTGGCGTCCGGTCTCTATAAACGAGATCAACGAGATCCTTATTGATCACGGCATCACAAACGAGCACAGCCTACCTGAGAGCTATGATCCAGTAAGCACTTCGGACAAGTGGCAGTATGGTGCTAATGACTGCCAGTTTACCCCTACCCTTTATGCTGGCATTAGACCCACTAATGGCATACCAAAGAGCAGGCACGGCTGGTTGTTACAACAACTAGTATTGATTCATTCTGCACATCGAAACGCTTGTATCACACCAGACACTAAAGAAGATCTGATTCAGCGTGCAGGTGAGAGGTTTGAGTACTTCTTGACTCAAGGCTTGTCTAGGCCAATGAACCAAGGCGAGATTGCATCAGCGTCTCAGTGGGCCGTTGCGAAAGTAGAAACCTTTACTGATGAAAAGCTTCGCAATGAGCTAAGACAACACCAGCACTCGGATTTTTTGTTAGGCGACCCAACCAGCGTCCTTGGGGAGCCATCAGCAAACGTTGAGCGTTCCGAGGAGGAGCTAGCGCTTCTCTACGAGAGCACTTACGGAACTTATGGACGCACTGATGCTGCTAACGCTAGACGCTTAGTGTATTTCTCAGAGGGAAGATTTAAGTATGTTCCTGATGTCGGATGGTACTTCTGGGATGGTGGACGATACACTTTTGATAAAGATAAGTCGATCATGCAGATGGCAATTGATGCAGCTCAGTTTGTTGAGCAGACTCAAATTTCAGGTGATCAGCTTAAATGGGCTCAAGGATCATCAAACAAAGAAAGGATAGTAAATGCAATCACACTTGCGGGGACCGATCCAGAGGTATTGGTACAGGCTATTGAACTTGATTCGCAGGCAAACGACCTATGTACTCCAAACGGCATTGTTAATCTCCAGACTGGCGAAATTAGAACGGCTATCAAAGGTCTTGACCTCAATACACGTCAAACTACAGTTACCCCTAAGGAACTTGCCACACCGATCTGGGATACTTTCCTCAGAGAAGTTATCCAAGAAGAAGATCGAATTAACTATCTGCAAGAGTTGCTCGGAGCTTCTTTGTTTGGAGACGCAAGGTACCACGTGCTTCCTGTGCTCGCTGGATCCGGAGCTAACGGAAAATCCACGCTTTTAGATGTAGTAGCCGGGATACTTGGAGACTACTCGGCATCGATGCCTGAAAACTTCTTGCTTGACACTAACTCAAGTACTCACCCAACTGAGATCGCCCGCCTTCGTGGTATTCGATTTGCTATGGCATCTGAGACAAGACCTGATGGCAAGTTCAACGAGTCTCGCGTAAAGATGCTTACTGGTGGCGACATGCTTTCTGCACGCTTTATGAATAAGAACTTTTTTGACTTTAAGCCAACCCATACATTGTTCTTAGCCGTAAACCACTTACCTGCTGTTAAGTCCGGTGGTGATGGGTTCTGGAGAAGACTTCGTAAGATGGACTTTAGGATCACTATTCCTAAGGAGCGCCAGAAAGAAAACTTTGCTCAGCTGATGATAGAGACTGAAGGTGCTGGCATTCTTGATTGGATAGTTAAGGGAGCTGTACGTGTCACGGTGCAAGGATTCAACGAACCAGACAGCGTTCGCCTATCAACCCTTGAGTACCGCCATGAAGAAGACCACATTGCCAAGTTCCTTGATGAGCGTGTCGTGTCTGCTTCTAACGCTAGCGCCACAAAGACTGCCGTCTTTAACGCCTATAGAGATTGGTGTGATGACAATGGTGAGCGTCCTATTACTCAGAATGCCCTTAACCGGGAGGTCCGTTCTCGTATGAACGTTCCAGAGGTAGAATTAATGGGTATCAGAATGTTCAGTGGCATCGAGCTATTGACACTAAACCCAACGCCTAAAGACATGGCGGGAGAACAAAAAGATGAGTACTGGCGGTGACTTCTGCTTTAGTTGCAGATCCGGGTTCCACAACGAATGCCATCAGGCGTGGTCAGACGCCGTGCAGGAGTGCTGTTGCGGTGGCGAGATAGTCTTTACTGCTAGCGGGGACATAAAGTCCTCAGGGGACGTCATAGAGGGCGATAAAGATAGTGGCTACATTGATGATGGTTACGAGGCCTACAAGGACATTGAGAAATACAAGGATCCGTTATCTACGGGTAGAAAACGTGCAGCCCAAATGTACCCAATTGAAGTCGGTATGGTTTGCGAGTGGGCTAATCTGGCTAAAGCCGGCGGTGGAGTGGTTCCTATTGTGGGTTGCGTAGGTCGCCCTGCTTCTGATCGTCATCACGGTCCGGATAAAAACACCATGAACAACGCTGAGGGTAACGTACACAGGATTTGCGACTATTGCCACAATACTTGGCACGCTGTAAACGATCCTCATTACGGCGATCGTCCGGATCACACGCTACCGTTTATCCCTAAGGGAAAGTACGAGGCACATGATTCGATTACTAAAGCAACTGCAGAGCAGCTTATTGATGCCGAAGCTAAACGAATTGGTGAAGCTACTTCTTAGAAGTAAACTTCTGTCCCCTAAAGTAAGCCACTGCATCATTGATCTGTACTAATTCAAAGTACGGCTTCTCATCTTCAATGGTTACAATCAAGATTCCGTTTTGCCAGTTCTCGTAGTACCTGGCCGAAGTTCCGTCAATTCCTGTGGATCCATTAACGCTAGGAACCGCTCCATCAACTCGACATAGGCAACCCGGACTAACGGCGACTGATTTAATAGATCCGTCACGGTTAAAGACTGTCTTGGACTGAATTTCAAGTCTGTGTGAATGTCCGAAGATGGTTGAGATATGTGGGTCTGAGTTAGTGTAGGCAGCTGCTGTAGATCCGTTGGATCTTGCTTTTGTGCCGTGGATGGCCCTGAGACTATCAGTAAGCCAATAGGCTCCCGCTGGGTAGGCATCAATGTACTGCACTCCGATCTCATCGAGTCTTAGTAGATAAGGGATGCTCATTACTGGCAACTCTTCCATGTTAGCTCGCTTGAGCCCCCATGCGCTAGCAGCATTGATCATAATAAACTTTTCAAGTCTGCGATCATGGTTTCCCTCGATCAAAACAATCTCAGCATTAGGGCCGGCTGCAGCTCGTTGCTCTTGCAAGAACTTGTGACCCCTGTCAAATGCAGCTTGAGTTGTACCAGCAAAAGCCGCCTCTTGTTCAAAGCGACCTTGGCTTGGTAGATCTAGGAAGTCACCTAGGTTTATTACGCCATCGACGCGATCATTGTGGTAAAGGTAGTTAGTGATCTGAAGGGCTACATCAATAGCACCTTCGTCGTGGAATGGGAGCCACTGGCCATCAATGTGACGGTAGCCAATCTGAGGATCCGGTAACACTACCCAGACCTTATTTTTAGACTTAGCTTTCTTAGGTTCTTTAGGGTTGTTAATATAAACGGGCTTAGCTGGCTGTACCAGATCCCATTTAGGCTGTGGCCTCAAATCGTTAAGCACAAATACACCTGCCCGTTCTATGTAGCCTTACTTGATCAGCATAGCACTTGAACCCACGCTCGTTTAGCGCCGTGGCTAGGTTAGCGTGGTTCCATCTAGTGTCAGCAAGGTTGTCTTCAAGGATCTTATAGTCGTCCTTGTCTAGCTTTTCTCCGGCCGTTTTGATAAACGCGCAGATGTATTCCTTTTCAGGCGGGGTAAGCCCTTTTAGCATGATCGTCTCCTTCATGTAGTACTTCAGGGTTTAGCCTAACCTAGTGACAACGTGTGTCAAGTACCTAAAAACGGCGTGTTTACATCTTGGCGTAGGTAAGAGGGCCAACAATTCCGTCTACTTTTAGCCCATTTACCCTTTGAAACTCCCTTACGTGGCGATCAGTAATTGGACCAAATACGCCATCCTGCCTGATTCCTAGCACTGCTTGAATATACCTTACGGAGCTCCCCATTGATCCAAACTTTAGCCAACCAGATAGTGGTGGCTTTGCTGGCTTAGCCGGGGCTGGTCTAGCAGGCGCTGGGACTGGCTTGCTTGGGGCCACAGGAGCTGGCTTTGCGGCTCTTTTGTTACACTCGGCAACAATGTAGTCAAGCTTAGAGATCACAAAGGGTCCAGGACAAGCTGTTGCGACGTACTGGGAATGCCAAGCTATAAAGAACTCTTGCTGAGTCTGGCCTTTTATGTTCTTGGCAAAACCTTTACCGGACCTAGGGGACTGACTACCATGAAAAACAATCACATTTATAAGCGACTCAAGGGCTGCCGGGGAAACCGGCCAGTCTCCTCCAGTCGAGGAGTTGTCGACCTCAAAAGTAACAGCATTTGGGTCTGGAACACCGCCAGTTGAGAACGGCCTACGCTCTGGATTGACAATGCCTGTTACAGCACCCGAGTTAGCAATGTGGTAAGTAGGATGAGAGTTACGTGAGTTTTCGTTAGCGACATAAGACAGGCCGTTAGTGCCTGCTACGTGATGAATAACTACGCCATTGATGGCTTGTCCATTACGGGAGCCACCAAATCCATTGTCTTGAACTCCTGCTACCTTTGGATACCAGCTCATTATTTTCCTGTCAGCTTATGTTATTGGTACAAAGGTTGTACCATTCCAGACTTTAATTGTACCAGACACAAAAGCTGTGCTATTCCAAACTTTTATTGTGCCGGGGACAAAAGCCGTGCCATCCCAAACTTTTGGCCTAGATCCCCCAACGGTAATTGTTAATGCTCCAGTGTCAGCTGATCCCGTCACGTTGGTAGCTCTAATTACAAAGATAAATACGCCAGCAACAGTAGGCGTTCCGGTAATTGCACCTGTAGATGTATTTAAACTAAGGCTAGTAGGTAAGGCTCCAGAAAATACAGAATAGGTTGTTGTATCACTCGCGGCAACTCCATCAGAATAAGCTGTGCTTAAATTTATTGAATTAAGAACAGAACTGTCTGAAAATACCGGAGTAGGCGGGTTGACTACAACCGTTTTTGATACGTTAGCCGATCCGCCCGGCCCGTTTGCTGTAATTGTAAATCCATAAGACCCAACAGTGTTGGGGGTTCCAGTTAACGCACCGCTTGAGGTGTTGAATGAAAGCCCAGGTGGCAGTGTTCCTGTTTGAGCGTAGCTACTTGTGTTGCTAGCTGTAAATTGACCAGTGTAAGCCACGCCTCTAATTACAGGCGTGGGGGCGTTTTGAGTACTAAATGATGGTGCTGGAGTAGGAGCCGCTGCGGTAGTAAAAGTACCGCTTGCGCTTGCCGCACCCATTGAGCCTTTTGGATCATTTGATCCGCTAAGGGATAAAGTAGATCCAGATGGAACAGAGATGGATCCAGATCCAATAAGCTTGGACATATTGCCGGATCCGCCGGTTCTAAAGTCGTAAGTATAGTAACCGCTAAAACCCGCAGCACCCAAAGCAAAGCTAAAGTACGGCGCGTTGTTTGGCGGTACGAATAAGTTATAGCTGGTCCAGCTTGTGCTTGAACGTTTAAAATAAACTTGATAATTTACAACACCGGTAGCAGCATCCTGCAAGTCAATTTGAGTAGTAAATACTGCATTGCTTGCGTGCGTAAATGTATAGCTTGCGCTTGCCATTGGCTACTCCTTAGTAGGAGATCCAGACATCGCCTGTAACAAACCCGCCAGCAGGCGCGGTCGGCTCAGTTGTCTGTACGTAGACTCTTTTGTCGCTGATCTTGTTTGCTGAGTTAGCCACAACGTAAGGCAAGGCTGTCCAAGCAGCAGCTCCAGTGCCAACCTTAGTTAAACGAGTGTCAGTCTCAAAGCCTGTTTCGCCAGCAGCAAGGGTAGGGTTAGTTGAAGTCCAGTTGGCAGCGGTATCCCTGCGAACTTGGATTAGGTTTACTCTAGGCATTAAATGCTCCCGTGTTAGGCGTTGATCTAAGGCTTATTATAGCGCAGATTCAGGCTCAATTAGAGCCCAATCCTTAGCCTGTTCATCCCAGTTGTACCGCTCACCATCGTTAGGGTAGGCCACTGGTGGCTCCCATAGACAGCTATCTTCATCAAGTAACCAAGACTCAAAAGGTTTAGGCGCAATAAAGGCGTCGCGATCTTCATCAAAAGCGTAGCCAATTCCAGCGTAATTCTTGCGGTAATTGCCATTGTAAGAAGTGCGCTTGCAAGTTTGATCACGGAAGTTGCCATACCAAGTTTCGGTATCTAAGCCTTCAATAAGCTCAGTTTCATCAATGCCAGTGATCACTTCAGTGACAATATTGTTTTCATCTAAAAATGCGTAATGTGCCATTTATTTTCCTATCTATGCCCAGCTGACGTTTCCAGCGCCAGCGGTTATTGTGGTTACTTTGTTTATGCCAACAGTTGCAGTTGAACCAGTAACTCCCGCTCCTATTGTAAGTGTATAAGCAGCTGGGTATCTAAGCACAACTAGACCAGAACCACCAGTACCACCTGTGCTAGTTCCATTAGCGCCACCGCTTCCACCGCTTCCAGTATTAGCTGCACCTGCAGCGCTATTATTAATAAAGTTGCTTGTTCCTTGACCCCAGCCACCAGCTGCCCTAACAACGCTTGCTCCAGTTATTGGGCTAGCAGTTCCAATTCCAGGCGACCTACCTGACCCCGCTGAGCTTGAACCACCACCACCACCACCTGCAAAGCTTCCAGCGTTAGCGTCGTTTCTAGTGCCACCATTAGTTCCTTGACCTACTGTTCCAGTACCAAGATCTCCACCTGAGCTACCAGAAGCTCCACCGCCAGAACCACCAGTTGAAATTGCTACGTTAGCATCATCGGCATCTCGCCCAGCACCACCACCAAGGCAAGTAATACTAGCAAAAGTGCTATCTATACCCTTGGCGCCAACGTTTCCACGGCTACCTCCCGCGCCACCTGCTCCAATACTTACTGCATAGTTAGTTAGAGGTTGCAAAATTAATCGTGACTCAGGCTCTAATCCTGAACCACTTGTGCAAATTGAAGTCCTGTATCCACCAGCGCCAGCGCCTCCACCACCCGCAACTGCATCAGCGCTAGAACCACCTCCACCTCCACCGCCTGCAATTACGAGATAGTCAACAGTAAGAAAGTTATTAACCGTAGCGTTTTTGTATCTAACAAAATTTACTATTCCAGACCGGATTAGACTTTGCGCTGCCATGACTAAGCCGTTATTTCAGAGCCAAATACACTAAAGCTTAAGTTTGCAGTGCTGGCATAAACAGTAATTATGTCAGTCGCTGCTAGCGTAATTCCAAGAGTGAGAGTAGTAGAGTCTGCTGCACCAACGGCAACATCGTAAGCAATGTAGTGCTGATTAGCTATAACTGCGCCTACTGGTCTAATTGCAATCCTGTAAGTTGCACCTGTTGCTGCCCTGTTAGCAACAACAATTGTAGAAATTACTGCGCTAGTCAGGGCGGGCGCTGTATATAGGTTAGTGTTAGTGGTTGCAGCGGGTGCTGACTGTCCAAGCACTTTGTAAACTGTTGGCATATTATGCTCCCATCAATAGAAATATTTGCGGAGTTGGGTCTGGTGAACTAATAGTTACGGATCCAGTAAGGCCCCTCCAGAGGGTACCAGTCCATTCCCAAGTAGTGTCGCCAACTGTAAATAGTTGACCTACTGTGGGGGAGTTTGGAAAATCAATAGCTGGCATGATCTTATTGTACCTTACTTAGCTTGTGCTGTGCCATTACGCCCAACTGACATTTCCAGTACCGAGGGTTATTGTTGTTACCTTGTCGGTGCCGACTGTTGCTGTTGAGCCAGTAAGTCCGGCACCAATTGTAATTGTAAAGGCAGATGGGTAGCGAAGTATTACTAAACCAGAACCACCAGCAGCACCCGCAGTTCCCGCAGGAGTTGAGGTAACACCTCCAGACGCACCACCACCGCCTGTATTGACCGTTCCAGGACTACCTGCACCACCGCTGTTCGATGCGCTACCGCCTCCTTGTGTTCCAATACCCGCAGTTTTTGCACCAGTACGAGAGTCTGTACCGCCACCGCCACCGCCAGCTCTTCCAGCACTAGATCCGCCTATGTTACTTAAAACACCAGCACCACCGTTTCCACCATTATTGGTCCCAGCGTTATCGCCCGCGGTACGAGCACCACCACCACCTCCACCGTGACTATTGTTCAAGCCAGTAATTCCAGCACCTCCCGCAAAACCTTGATTTACTGTCCCAGCTGCGGGCAAGCTTACAGAGTAGTCACCACCACCACCACCACCACCAGAACCACCGACTGCTGCGCTTATTGTTGGTGGTGCTGAGGTTGCTCCTCTACCACCACCAATAGAAGTGATTGACCCAAAAACAGAATTAGCCCCATTGCCTGGTGAAGTATATCCGTCAGCTGGCCCAGCTGCTCCACCAGCGCCAACTGTTACTGGGTAATCAGTAAAAAGATTAAGGGATAAAGGAGAGTTGATCCAAGCGTTACCGCCAGAGGTTCCCGTACTTGTTTGATAGCCACCTGCACCACCACCACCGCCTCTGTTACCAGAACCACCACCACCGCCGGCAATTACTAGGTATTCCAAATTTATTCTCGAAGGAACAGCTGAAGCATCCCAAGCATAGCCATTGTAAATCCATGACCTACCTAGGTAGGTGTACAGCTGCCCAATGGTAGGGCCAGATGGAAAGTCAATGGGCATTAGCTAAATCCTTATTTATTCAGGCTTTGGGTATTTTGCTTTTACTGCTTTGCAAGCAGCGATGTAAGCGTCAACCTGAGCCTTGTCACCTTTTACTACACCGTCAATGTAGTCAGTGATTGCTGGGTACTCTGGTGCACGAAGTCGCTGATACTCTAGTGCGTCATAAGCAGCTTGTAGCTTTGCTGCCTCTGCTAAGCACTCGGCTTCAGTCGGCTGAGCCTGCTCTTGATCTAGCCAGTCAAGGCCAGCGTAGTCATCGCCATTTAGGCTCCACTGCGCACCAGGCCTTAAAGACTGTATTGCTTCTACTATTCCAAATGTTCTGTTCATTATTTTCCTTACTGTGCGATTTCCATTAGTGTAATTGTTGAGATTGCTCCAAATCCGTTGTCCAATGAACGGCGATTAATAAAGCCAGTACTGCCTGAGTTTTGTCGCATGGCTGCTTTGTAAACAATTGAACTAGTTGTGTTTGGTGCGTCTAAAAAATTAATACCTATGTTATATCCGTGCGTTGAGCCTATGTCTGCTAAAAACGCTGAAGCGTTTAAAACTGCTGCAGTTGTAGAACGTGCTATGTCAGTTGAGTCTCGTAATAAACCATAAAAGGTAGTGTTATTTGAGGGTGTTGAAGCAAACATTTGACAAGATATTAAAATTTTACTTGATGCAAACTTAGGAGTAATAGTAGCTGACAAACCTGTAATGTCAGTAAAAGTTGTATTTGTAGTAGAAAACACATCTGTCTTAGTAACACTAACAACCTGCAACACTGTACCGTATGACTGACCAAGGCTGTTTTGCCATCTGTCAAATCTCATTGTTGATGTCATTGTGCTATCTCCCAGATTGTTCCGTTTGAAATTGTGTTCTCATTAGTGTCCCCACCAGTTGAGCTTATTGTTCTGTTTAAATATAGAGTAATACTCGTACCTCCAGAAGCTCTTGTTGCTGGGGCAAACACTTGCGCAGCCGTAGAACCAGAAAGACATTCGTACTGAATAAAGTAATTGCCTTGCGTAGTGGACTGGTCATTGTCCCAGACTGCTGATACAACACCAGACCACCTGACGTTTCCAGCCTCAGAGTTATAACCAGTTGCACCAGCAGTTGTTATTAAAGAACCATCTTTATGAATTAAAAAAACAGAGTCTTGCGGAACTTCTGCGTTTATCATCCATTGCATAATTAATTTACTGTTTGCAAATTTTGGGGTAATGCTTAAATTCAGTTGAGTAATAGTTGTTCCGTTGCCTGAGTTATTTGAAGCAATTGTTGTTCTTGAGTCGCTTCTAACTGTCTGCACTTGAACAACAGTTCCTGGTGGGTAGATATACCTAGCTCCGCTTAGATCGGTAACGCTGCTTACTCTTAGTTGGCTCATTGTGCTATCTCCATAAGAATTATGCTGCCTAGTGTGTTAAGGGTTTGAGCCACGCAAGCGCCAACAGCTCCTCCTCCGTTTTTAAAAGCAAAAGTGTAAGTTTGAGCGCTAGTAGTATTCGGAGAATCTACTATTTGAGCAGCAAGATTTCCTTCAATTGAACCACCAGAAGTGTAAAGAAATTGAAATCCGTTAGTACCGGCAGCTAAATCAGTTCCAGATACTGTTCCTCGAAAGATTGTGCCAGTCACATAGCTAAGGTTATTTGGAGTAAGGGTATGGGTTCTCGCCAAAATCATAACTTTGCTAGAAGTAGAACTTGGAGTAATGGTGGCGCTTAGTCCTGTTGATACATATGTTCCTGAGTTGTTAGTAACTGGGGTAGATGAAGTGACAGAGACAACCTGTACAATATGCCCTGGAGCGTAAAGCTTATGCCCAGAAGGAACAGTAATAACGTTGCTGTTTACAGTCAGCCCTCTAAGCTGACCTACAGATAGTTCACTCATACAATGCTCCAAGAAGACCCAGCAGGGATAGATACAATTGCGCCGTTAGAAATAGTGATTGGCCCAGCGCTCACTCCATTATAGCCTGTAGGTATCTCATAATTATTAAAAATTGTTTGTCCATTAAGTTGAATAGGGAAAGTCTCTGATCCCCCAGATAAAGCCGTCCAAAAGCTGTCGTAGTAAATGTAAGCATTGCCATTTTCAGTGTTATACCAAATTGCGCTTGTATCGACTGGAGCAGTAGCAGAGGAGACAACTTCAAGACTTGCTTTTGGTGGAGAGATCGGAACCCAGAAGCTGTCGTAGTAAATATAGGAAGTTCCCTCAGTAGAGTTGAACCAAACGTTGCCAGCAGTAGGGGTTGCTGGTGCCGTTTCGGAAATCGTTACGCTTGAGCCACCAGCAGCAGGTGTTACCCATTCGGTGTTGTAGTTAGTACCGTCGATCTTGGCAAGGACCTGCCCAGTTGTTCCGCCAACTACAACCCCTGCACCGGTTGCTCCAGTGGCTCCAGTAGCCCCAGTAACGCCCTGAATACCTTGTATGCCCTGTGCTCCAGCTGGGCCAGTAGCACCAGTGGCTCCAGTAGCCCCAGTAGGACCAGCTGGTCCAACATTTCCAACAGAGATAACAATTAAAAGGACTGAGTGATTGTTTGCAAAGTTTGTTGTACCAGTACCACCTGAGGCAATAAGGGTTACGGGGAACTGGTCCCAACCAACGTTAAAAGTCGGAGCGCCTGACACTTCCCACTTCTGGTAATTTGCAGAGTTATTTTTGTCTTGAATAATAAGAACGTCGTATTGGCTGATTAGGTCAAGAAATATGCCATCGTCTTGACCGTCAGCATCTACGTGGTTTACCTGAAGAGTGGTAGAGCTTGTTTGAGTAGCGTTATTCCAAGCAAGATTCTGGCTTGATGGGTCTCCGCTTGTAGTGGTCGTCTTGGCAGTGTAATGGTAATGAGTTGAGCTATCGCCAGTAGCACCTTGAGCTCCAGTAGCACCAGTTGGGCCAGTAGCGCCAGTTGCTCCAGTAACACCTTGAATACCTTGAATACCCTGTGCTCCAGTTGCCCCAGTTGGGCCTGTTGGGCCTGTTGGGCCAGGCACCGTTGAGGCAGCTCCAGTCGCACCAGTAGCACCAGTTGCCCCAGTTGGGCCAACTATAGAAGTTGCTGCACCCCAAGCACCCGCTGCTTTTGGTCCGTAAATGTTGTTAGTAGCGGTGTCAATATAAAAGTCACCGTTTACGCCCAGCCCAGCTGACGGGACGCCAGAACCGTTTAGTAAGGTCTTACCGTCTAAACCGTTAGTTCCATTGGTTCCATTGGTTCCATTTGTCCCGTTAGTTCCATTGGTTCCTGCTGCACCAGTAGCACCAGTGGCACCAGTTGCACCAGTAGCACCTGTAGGTCCAGCAGGACCAGTCGGGCCAGTCGGGCCAGCGGGTCCAGTTAGACCAGTTGCGCCCTGAGTAAAGTAAGGTAGTGAAGTCCAGACAGTGCTGCCGTTACCGATCTTGATCTTGAGGGTATCGGTCTCAACGCCCATTTCACCCTGAGCAAGGGTAGGGTTAGCGGCAGTCCATTGCGCGGCTGTGCCACGTCTAAGCTGTAAGATTACTGCCATTAGACTCCTCCGCCATCCCAAGCTGGGATTGGCGTATAAATCGTGTCAGGAATACCGCCGTCGATATTCCATAAGCCACCTTCAATGTCAGAAAAGCTTATTCGCTTAGATGTTTTACCATCATGCACGTGATCACCGGGGCTAGCCTGAGTAGCCAACGTTCCCAGAGTGTGGTGCTGCGATATTGCGCTTTTATCAACATCTGAACTAGTATGAAAGGTGTTGACTTCTTCAGCGCCAGGCGCACTAGTATTAGAGAAGAAAGACATACCATAAGTATAGACTAAAGGAGACAAATGAGTAAGGCAAAACAGATCGGAACTAAAGCAGAAACGGCTGTTAGAAATTACTTACTTTCGGTTGGCTATACCCCACTAGAGGCTCACAGAAATGTACTGAAAGGACAAGATGATGAAGGAGATGTTTGGCTTCGTGAAAGCAACGGCCTTATTGTATTTGAGATTAAAGGCGGGAAGTCCGCCAAAGAAGCCTCATTCCAGCAAGTAGGTAAATGGTATGAAGAGGCCGAAAAAGAATGCAAAAATGCCGATGGACGTTTTGGTTTCCTTGTTACTCAGCGTCCTGGGGTTGGCTATCCCCGTGCTGGTGAGTGGTGGGCTTATGCAACTTTGGGAGATCTTATCCATTTGCGCACTAATCTTGATCTTACTGATAAGACTCTTGTAAGAATAACGCTAGCTGAGCTAGTAAAATTGATTCATGGCTAAGGAAGACATTGATTTCTCAGAAGCTCTTAGGAGGCTTGGTGAAGGCCTCCAAGAAGCATCGCACCAACCAAATCTATACGATTACATACCTAGCGAAAAACAGCGACTCTTCCATCTCGATAGAAATCCTGATCGACTCTATATCGGAGGAAACAGATCTGGCAAGTCACTTGGCTCTACTGTCGAAGCAATATGGTGGCTTACCCATTCACATCCGTTTCGCGACACCCCCGAGGGGCCCATACGAGGACGAGTCGTTGCGGTTGACTTCCTAAACGGTGTAGATAAAATCATCCTGCCACTCTACAAGCAGTGGCTTCCCAAGACATACTTGATCAATGGATCGTGGGAACAGAGCTACTCCCGAGAGCGCCACGTTCTAACGCTTAACAACGGCTCGTTTGTGGAGTTTATGTCCCAAGATCAGGATCTAGACAAGTTCGCCGGATCTTCTAGGCACTTTGTTCATTTTGACGAGGAGTGCCCCAAGTCTGTGTTCCAAGAGTGTCTTGCTCGTCTAGTTGACACCGATGGAGTTTGGTGGATGTCTCAGACTCCGGTGCAGGGTATGGAATGGATCTTTGACGATATCTACATCCCTGCCAAGGAAGGTAAAAAACCCATTGGCATCGTTGAAGCTGAGATGGCAGACAACCCAACCCTTTCCAGGGAAGCAATTGCTAAGTTCCTAGATATGCTCCCAGAGGAGGAACGTATTATTCGGAGCAAGGGTCAGTATGTTCACCTTGGCGGGGCCGTTTTCCCTGACTTTAACCCCAACACTCACTGTATCCCTAAAGGTCAATTTACCCCAGGGCCAGAACACAGGATTATCCGGACAATGGACTCGGGTTACACAAACCCTACGGTTTGGCTGTGGATGGCGGTAGACGAGCACAATAACGTGACAGTATTTAAAGAGCATTATCAGTCAAAGCTAAACGTAGCTGAGCACGCAGCTATAGTTAATAGGATTACGAAGCAGGTAGAGGCTGAGGCAGGCACTAAAGTGTGGCTAACTACTGGAGATCCGGCGATTAAGCAGACTAAGGAGCATACCGGTACGTCAATACTTCAGGAGTACCAAAAGCACGGCATCTTTATAGCAGTGGACATGATCCCAACTGACAGGCGAATTGGCCTTGAACGGATCCGGCAATACATGAAATTTAACAAGAAAAGCAACCGCCCTCACCTAATGATCACAGACGATTGCCCTCATTTAATTGCCGAGTTACCTAAGCTTAAATGGAAAAAGTGGGCTAGTGTTAAGGTAGCAGAGCAAAATAATAAGCTAGAAGATATCCGAGACAAGGACAATCACTGCTATGATGCTCTTAAGTATGCAATGACGTTTATGGCGGATCTAGCGCCAGACAATACTGAGTTGCCTACGGACAGAACACAATTTCATAATGCTTTTTCTGATGCATTCGGAGCAGTTGTGCCACTGGGAGACGTTGATGACAGCGACGACTGGGGATCCAGCTGGAAAGGTGCCTCAGACGTAAGGTCTCTGGAAGGACAATAATGAACATATTTAACAAGAGTTACCGCTTTTATGAAGCTGGAGCACCACACCCAGGAGTCTGCATAGCTTGCTCAAATATAAACAACCTGTGGGACATTGGCGTGATCAGCGGAACAAACAGAGGTGCGTACCTTTGTGACGTTTGCCTACAGGACCTAGCCTTATTTGCTGGTTTTGTATTAAACACTGTGCATGAAAAAGAAACTACAGAACTACTCACTAAGATTGAAATTGCGAACAATCAAATTCAAGCCGCACCAAGCCTAATAAAGGAGTTAACCCATGACATTACCTCTCTACTCGGTAACTTTGTCACTAGCCTTGCTAGTGTCTCTATTTCTAGTAAGCCTGTTCAATCTGAAAGTCCTAAAGCCGACACTGGAAGCGATGAACAAATCGCTGGAGTTACAAAAAGAGGCAGCAAGGGATCAGCAAAGACTTCTAAGCCAAGCGCTGAACTTACTGAGCTCTAAAGACCCAATTGCTTATCAAATGGTTGCTTCGGTAACACCAGAACCAATGGACACTTCAGTGTATAATGGACCGTATATGACTGGCGAAGAATACCAGGAATTATTGAATACCGAATCGCGTATGGACGCGCTTTGGAAAATACAGCAAGAGGACATAGAGGACTAAAGTGGCAGTTAACCCACTAGACGAGATCGCCCAAGCAGGGCCGGACCTTGCTACATTTGAAAAAATCCCAACAGTTAAAGATGCTGAGCTTGTAGAAGACAGCGTTTTAAACAAGTTTAAAAAAAGAGAAGAAGCTAAGAAGCTGGTTGCTTGGGTTAAAGCTGAGTACGACAAGTGCAGGCTTAACCGCAGAACCGAAGAGAACGACTGGTACCTACAGTTGGCTTTTTACAACGGTCAGCAGTACCATTCTTGGGCGACAATTAACGGACGCCAGGGATTGTCAGAAGAGCCAAACCCATCAGGCCTTCCACGTATTACCGTTAACCGCATTGAGCCTGTTGTACGTACTGAGGTTGCTAAGACTACTTCCGGGCAACCATCGGCTTCTGTAGTACCTGCATCAAACGACGATGACGATCTTTTAGCTGCTACAGCAGCTGAGCAAGTTTGGCAGTCTGTCTATGACAAAAATAATTTCCAAACTCAGATCTTGCAGAAAGCTGAGTTCTGGAGAGCGATCACTGGCAACGGCTTTATTAAAGCAATGTGGGATTCTTCAATTGAGATCAAGACACCACGGACAGACGTTGATCAGCTAACTGGTGAAAAGAAGGTCATTCAAGAAGTTAGCGCAAAGGGCGACGTTAAGTTCGAAGCCGTTTCCCCGTTCCACGTCTTTGTTCCGGACCTAGCTCAAGAAGACATTGAAGAGCAGCCGTTTATTTTTAACGTGTACACAAAGTCTGAGCTGTGGGTAAAGTCGACTTTTAAAAACGTGCTACCAAAAGACTTTACTCCAACTAAGGTTAACTCAACCGACATACAAGAAGCAGCCTTGATGGATCTTCGTGGAGTTGACAGCGCTCGTCCAGACATGGTGCTTGTAATTGAAATGTGGGCAAAGCCGAATGGTTGCCCATGGCTACCTAAGGGTGGACTAGTTACAATCGTAGACAACGAGATTGTTCAGTACTCCGAGGAAGGCATTCCTTACGCTCATGGCCAGTACCCAATTGCACACTTACACGGTATCCAAAACGGTAAGTTCTACCGTAGGTCTGTAGTTAAAAACCTGATCCCGCTACAGCGCGAATACAACAGGACTCGTTCTCAGATCATCCACGCAAAGAACCTGATGTCTAAGCCTCAGATGATGTACGCTGAAGGCTCAGTAGACCCTAAGCGCATTACAGCAAAAGCTGGTCTATGGGTTCCAGTTCGTCCAGGATTTCAGTTCCCGACTCCTATTCCAATTCAGGCTTTACCTAGCTACGTTATTCAGGAAATACAGCAGCTCCAGAGTGACTTCGAAGACATTTCCGGACAACACCAGATTAGCCGTGGAGACTCAGCCCCTGGTGTTACGGCTGCAACTGCCATCGCCTACCTTGGCGAAAGAGACGACGCTTATCTAACCACTATATTTAATAGCATTGAAGCTGCACTAGAGAAACTAGCAAGGCAGGCCCTTAGCCTATTTGTCCAGTACGTACAGAGTGATCGTTTGATCAAGACTGTCGGTACAGATGGTTCATTTGACGCGCTAATGTTGTCTGGTGCGGACATTGCATCTGGTACGGATATTAGAATTGAATCCGGATCAGCACTACCTACATCCAAGTCTGCGCGTCAGGCACTAATCACCGAATGGATGAAGATGGGCTTCATTTCCCCTCAGGACGGTCTACGTGTTCTAGAGATGGGTATGTTGAAGCAGTACTACAACCTAATCAAGATCGACGAAAACCAAGCTCAGCGCGAAAACTTGATGATGAAGAAGCTTACTCCAGAAGAGATTGAGCAGCACTACGCGGAGTGGCAGTCTGGCATTGATCAGAACGATCCAACTAAATTTGTTCCTGGATCTGAGCAAGAAACCGGAACACCTATTCCTATGAACGCACCTACTTTAGTTGCGGCTCATGACTACGATAACCACGCAGTACACATCGAGGTTCATAACAGGTTCCGTAAGAGTCAGTCATTTGACCTACTAGCACCTGAGATTAAGGCAGAGTTCCAGAAGCACATCCAGGCTCACGAAGTTGCATTAATGCAGCGTGAAATGCAGGCTGCGCAAATGGGAATGGCGGGTCCAGCGCAAGATATCGGAGCCCCGGAAGAAGATCCAGCAACCGCTGGCGAATCCCCAGAGCAGTCAGGGATGACTGAAGAACAACTAGCATAGGAGACGTATGTCAAACGAAGAAACAACTCTAGATGATCTAAGTCTAGAAACCCCAGATCTAGAAACTCCAGATCTTGAAACACCGGCTGTTGCAGAGCCAGTTAAGCCACACCCTGCACACGAAAAGCTTTTGGCTGAATTGCCTGAAGCATGGCATCAAAAAGTATTGCCACATTTACAAGAGCAGGATAAGTATTACCAACAGCAGCTAGAAAAGTTTTCCCCATACAAGGACTTTATCGACAATAACGTGGATGCTGATTACATTAATCAAAGCATTCAACTTGCACAGGCTATTTCGGATGATCCAATTTCAATTCATGAAAACCTGACCCGTGCACTAATGGCTCAAGGCCTACTAGAGAGCGATGCTGTAGAGGCTGCGTCCGAGATTATAGAAGAAGAAAGTGATTTCTTTGAAGAGTCGGATATCTCACCTAAGCTTCAAAAAGAGCTTGCTGCACGTGATGCAAAACTAGAAGAGTTGCAAAACAGCATCGACCGTCAGGAACTAGAGCGCGAAACTGCTCAGGAATACCAAATTCTTGAAGGTCAACTAAAGGGCCTTAAAGACGTATACGAAGTAAACGCACAGCAAGAGCAGGCAATTATTGAGTTGATGGAGTCTTCCCTTGAAAGAGGTCAGGACATCACTGTTCTTGATGCCGCTAAGAAGCTTGTTGGTATTACTGGCGTTGGTTTTAAGCGTATAGGCAACTCAGCTGAAGCAGCTAATGGAGCTCCTATTGTTGTAGGATCAACCGGCGGTGTGCCTTTTGAGTCCGTCTCTATTCCAAAAGACTTTAGAGACAAAAAAGCAATGCTTGCTCAAATGTTTGAGCAGCAGCTAAAAGCTGGACCTAACAGCCTGTAACTAACATAAAAAACCGGCCCTACTAGCAATAGTGAGGGCCGGTTTTCTTTTTATATGGCTAATTGTGGTATCCTAAAATAGTCTGTAAGTACAGCCCCCAAGGGGTCAGGGCAAAAAGACTTGAGCGTATAACGCATTTCATTTATTCATACAAACAATCTAGGAGTCATTCACATGGCAGGACAATCAATTCTGACGTTTGCGTCAGAAGCAATCAAACTAGTGTATGGAGACCTTCACGAGCAGCTGCGCGACAAGAACCCTGCACTGCAGCTCATCGAGGCTTCATCCGCTAACATCACCAAGAACGGTAAAGAAGTTATCTTCGATACCCACATTGGACGTAACCAGGGAATCGGTGCACGTGGCGTTCGCGAGAAGCTACCTCTAGCCGGAGCTCAGAAGTACAAGCAGGCTCACCTGTACCTAACCAACCTATACGGATCCATCGAGGTTGACGGTCAGCTATTCGAGCAGGCTTCAGAGGACTACCAGTCCTTTATCAACGTTGTTGACAACGAAATCCGTGGTCTTAAGAAGGACCTTGCCACCGATCTAAACCGTCAGGTTTATGGAAATGGTACCGGTACGTTGGCAGTAGTAGTTGCACAACCATCAGGAACTACCATTACAGTTGACTCAACTCAGTGGCTAGAAGAAGGAATCACCTTCGATGTTGTTGACCCAACAACTGGTGTAAAGCAGCAGTCAGGCGCAGCATCAAGCCTTGAAATCACATCAATTAACGAAACCACTAAGGTAATTACCGTAACAGGTAGCCTTGGAACCTTCAGCACTAACATCAGTGCTGGTGACGTTCTAGTTCGTTCTTCCAACGGAGTAAACTCCTTCGGTAAGGAATGGACTGGTCTTGGTGCAATCGTTAAGGCATCTGGAACATTGCACGACATTGATCCAGCTACCTACCCAATCTGGAAGGCAACAGAAGAAGCTCTTGGAGTTCCAGGAACATCTACTGGTTCGCTAACTGAGCTTGCTCTTATCAACCTAGTTCAGAAGGTTGACAAGAAGGGCGGCGACGTTGACGTAATGCTAGCATCCCCAGGCGTTTTCAACGCTTACTGGGACTTGCTACAGGGCCTACGCCAGTTCACCAACGGTGCAACTCTTGAGGGTGGTCAGCGTGCATTTACATTCGATGCAGTTGGCAAGCCAATCAAGTTCGTATCCGACTACGCAGCTCCAAAGGGAACCTTGTACGCTCTAAGCAGCAAGGAAATCGTTGTGAACCGCAAGAAGGACTGGGCATGGATGGACCGCGATGGATCAATGTGGTCACGTGTCGCAGACACCGACGCCTACGAAGCTCGCATCTACCAGTACTCACAGCTTGGTACCTACCGCAGAAACGCACACGCGGTACTATCAAACATCACTGAGAAGTAAGAAGCGAATAACTGCCCGTAGGGATCAGGCCCCCGTCTCACCTGATCCCTACGGGTTTCAACATAGGAGACAAAAATGTCATACATAGAGTTCGATAAAATTGACGGTCTTTATTCGACAGACCACCGCCGGGTTGCTGAGGTAATCCGAGATCTTTTTCCAACCGTGAGACTTATTAAGGTTGACTCTTTACACCCTGGTTATAGCCCAGAAATGCCGTTTGCTTTAGTAGACGAGCCCCACATGCTTCCACCTTACGTAATAAGGTACATGAGGGAATCAGAAGTAGATCAGAGACTTATTGCATGGCTTGTAGAAAACAACATGCAGGATGCTAATTCAAAAGTAAACAGGTTTAGAATCTTAGAAATGGCAGAAGCCGCCATAAAGGCCAAGCGTGAGCTAGAATGGATGGAAGAGAAAAAAGATATGATGAAATCCGTCATGAGTTCACGTAAAAACGAATACCGCCACGACGGAAAAGTACTTAGGAAATAATGCCAGCAGAAACTTTTACCAGAACTACGCTAGATGTAGCAGACCGAGTTAAGGTCTCATTTGGAGACACCTCAGGATCGCAAATCACTGACGACATGCTTATTAGGTGGATTAACGACGGCCAGCAGGAAATAGTAAACAATAACGCTATTCTTAAGGACACCAAGTTTTCTGACGTTATTGCAGCACAGTCAGACTACACTTTTCCAACTGATAAAGTTCAGTACATTGAAGCGGTGTATATTGACGGTCGCCCAGTTAAGAATGTGACACCTCAAGAGTTTAGAGAATTTATTCTTAAGGAGGATCCTAACCTAATTGCAAAGGCGGACGTACCTCTGCTATGGCAAGAACGTGCTGGAATTATTACTTTTTACCCAGTCCCACAGAAAACCTTTATTGGTGGCCTTAAGCTAGAGTTTGTTAAGCAGCCTACTGCAATTGCAACAATAAGCGGAGCAACTATTCTTAGCATTCCGGATCGCTATTTAAATGAGTTAGTGTCTTACGTAATGGCACAAGCACTAGAATTAGACGAAAACTTTAATGCAGCCGAGGTAAAGAGAGGACATTTTAGGGAAGGTCTCGACCGTCAGTACCTAAGGGAAAACACTTCTCAGATTTCGAAGTACCCTCAGGTTATGGCAGATCCGGACGATTACCTTGTCTGATTTAGTTAGAGAGCGGTCAACGCCTCTTAATGATTTTTCTGGTGGATTAAACAACTACTGGGACCCATCCTCTATCGCGGAAAATGAAGTACCTTATCTACTTAACCTAGACTTTTCTCCTAACGGAGCTTTGCTTTCTAGACCACCTATTTTTGATAGCGGACTACCTTCGCCTGTTGTCGGTCAATACATTGACATTCTTGGCTTTTACACACCAGCAAATGGGCCACGCTACATTGTTGTAACCACTGATTCAAAAACCTGGATTAAAGATCTAGCTCTTTCAAACGCTTGGATTGAAGTCTGGGCTAACAAGGCGTCTTCTTTTATTCAATACAACGACGAGGCTGTGTTTAGTAAAAAAACCATTGGCGGTATGAGATGGAAGCTAGCTACTGGAGCAACTGCAATTACAACCATGCCAGCCCTAGATGGCCTAGCTATATTTCGAGACAGGTTTTTTGGTTGGGGTGTAGCAAACACCGCAAGTCAAACCAAGCTTTACTTTAGCGACATTATTACACTAGCCGAACCAACTGGTGCCTATACATGGAATGCCGATTCCGTGTTTGAGGTTGGCCGAGGAGATGGCCAGCGCATAAGCTCTGTCATTGCTGACTACAGCAAGGTTATTATTTTTAAGAGTACTTCTACTTACACTTTGACGTATTCTGCGCTTGTTGAAGAGGGCGTTATCTCTCTTATCCAGCAAGGTATTGGCGCAGAAAATCCTGATTGCGTTGCTATCTATCAAAACGGCTACGTCGTGCTGCATGATCAGATTTTATATAAGTTTATGAATGACTCGTTTTCCCCACTAAACGCTCAAAAAGTAAACTTTAATGGAGTTACCACTACTGCTTGGAAAAAAGATTATGCGGTTTCTGTTTTTGGCGATCGTGCAATTGTGTGGTTTAGCGGCGTTTCTTACGTACTAAATTTGCTTACTGGCACATGGAGCATTTGGGACTCTACGTTCTCAAAGCTTGCAATTGTAAAACAACGTGCAAGGCTTGCTGATGAAACTTTACCTTACGAAGTTGGCTACGGAATAAGCGGATCTCCAACATCAGGTAAATGGAAGATTTACCAGATAGACAACACTAACGTAAGTTTTACAAATTCCGAGGCGTTTGACTGCCAAGTAAGAACTAGAATTTACGACTTTAACACCCCGGTCGAATGGAAAAGGCTGTACTGGTGGGCGGTCGATATGGTTGGGTCAGGTTCAGTTACGGCACAAGCACATGTGGTAGGTCTTTCTAGCTACGAAAACCAATGGGATCAAATGGATACATACACTTGGGACTTCCTAAACGTTGGTAGCTGGGATACTCCGATTAATGAATCTCCGCCAATAGTAAGCGTCAGGCAGATCCCTACGGGTAAGCCACAAAGAACGCTGCTTAAACTGGAGCACGGATTGCGCTTTAGGCGCATATATTTTGAGGTATACTTTACTTGTGATGGCACTCCAGCCACCGCGCCTACACAGGTGTTTAGCATAACCCCCATGATCGGGGAAAAAGCTAAGATGACCAAGGGAGTTAACTAATGCCTAAGTCTTTTGGTGCACCTCAATTTAACGAATTTGCAGCTGGTGCAAAGGTTTACGGCGGAGGGCGCATGAACCCAACTATGGGCCCAGTAGACAAGACTGGTTACGCTGAGCGTGATCGTAAGCTAAAGGTGCGTAGGAATGCATTGCAGGCAAAACTTAAGGCTAATGGTAAGGGTGCTTACGCTAGCTCAGACTCGATGAGGTTTAACTAATGGCAGCCGGAGGATACAAACCTGCTAAAAAGCCTGCTGTTCCTGCAAAAAAGCCAGCACCGGTAACTCGTCTTACCCCTAACCAGGCAGACAGGCAAAACGCTATAAAGGCAGTAGCCCCTAAGGGCGCAGACGCCTTGACAGCATGGCTTGCACCAAAAACTTCTACCCCAGCCCCAGCCCCAGCCCCAGCTTACGTTGCCCCAGCTTACGTTGCCCCTAGGGCTTCATCACCAGCACCAGTAACTCAACCAGTAATTGAGCCAATGGCTGCAGCAGCAACCCCAGTAAATTTTGATCCGAATAAAGCTATGAATGATCCTATTTACCAGTACTACATGAACGAAGCTCTTGGTGACTTTAGGGGACAAAGCGTTCAGGAAAATGAGCGTCTATCAAATCTTTTCACCGGTATCTACGGTGAGACAGGTCAGTTAAAAAACTTTGACACTCAGGCAACTCAAGATCAGAGAAGACTAGCTGCAGAAATGGCAGGCCGTGGCACTCTTCGTAGCGGTGCCTACGCTGGTGGAGAGCGTGGTTTAGGTACCCAGCAGCAAAAAGAGCAAGCCTCTAATCGTGCTGGAATTGAAAAGGGTTACAGCGATCAGACTTCACCACAAGCGCTATTTGATCAGGGCTTAACCCGTGGACCAGATAAGAAGGTTCGTGAACTAGTGCAAGGTGAAGACGTTTCTTGGACGGATCCAGCAACTGGTGAAACCAAAACAATGAAGTACGATTGGACAAAAACAACTGCAGGAAGAGCAGCTAAGCAGGCCGCCTTAGCGCAATGGATGAGCAGTCAACTAGCTGGCGTAACGAGTGTGATGTAATATGGCTGGCTATCCTACTGGTGGTAGAAGATACGATCAGAGCAACACTACTGATTTTCTTTTTGGAAAACCTCAAGAGCCACTTGGTGGTAAAAGATGGTGGACTCCTAAAGATCCTGTTTTAAACCCTAAGCCGACACCTCCACCAATTAATTTTGGCAAAACCGGATCTAGCGGGTTTAGCGCTGACGCTCAAGACAGAAGAGACGGAATGGGCGACGGAAGCACTCCTCCTCCAGGAAACGATCCCTACCTAGAGCTGCTTTACGGATTAATGGGTCAAGCTGGACAGGGGTCTGGACCAAACCTATCTGGCTTTAATAATGCCCTGGCTGAGCTTGAGGCAGAAAAAACTCGTGTTAGTGATCGCTACAAGAAATACTCGGGTCAGATTTCTGACATTTATGGAACTCTTACTGGTATCACGCAAGCAGATATTGCAAACATTGCTCCAGCTGGAGAAAGTGTAAGATCGACTCTTTCCGCTCAGGAAGCAGAGCGTGCTGCAGCTACTAGGTCCACAGAAGAAGCCCGTCTTGCTACTGCTACTCAGGCAAGAGAGGCTTTAGGACTAGGAGATTTAGCTGGTCAGTACGCTGGTGGTGACATAGTTACTCAGCAAGCAGAGGGTTCAATTGCAGACTCAGAGGCACAAAGAGGAGCCGCAGAAAACACCCTGCTAGCTAATGAGGCAATTGCTCAGCAAGCAGGTCAAAACAGAATTGCTGGTTACGGACTACAGCAAGAACAGTCTGCTAGACAACTTCAAACCTCACTTGAGGACGCTTTGGCCGCAATTAGAGCACAACAGGCTCAAATTGAAATGCAAAGATCACAAGCGGCTAGCAGTGGTAGTGGACCAAACATTAACGCACAGCTGGCTATCTTGGATAAAATCCAGGCTTACTCGAACCCAGAAGTGCTTGGAGAGCCTAGCGCCCTTGATATCTTTGAGTCAAGAAACCCTGGACTAGGATCAACAGGACGTGCAGCCGCAGATACATTTGCTCAATGGATAAGCAATTCAGCTAACTACAATGCTATTCCTGCTGTAAACGTAGGGCGCAAGCCTAGTGCAGCAGAGGTTGTTGGAGCATTCTTAACTCAAACAGGGCAAACCGTACCACAGGCACAGGCTTGGGCTAAAAACAATAAGGTATTCAATTTACTTGTAGATCTAGCTAATACAGCAGAATAGCGTGAAACCGATCCAGTATTGGTAGAGTGTATATATGGCGACTAGTAGTCTTTTTAATCAGTATTTTGAGCAAGCAGCAAAACGTGCAGCTCAAAATAGAATCTCGGGAGGCACTCCTGGTGGGCCAGCCGATCCATTAAAGTCTTACTCGCTGTTAAACCAAACAACCGCGCAACCAACTAAGTCTCAAATAGAAAGTGGATTTAGCTTAGGTCAGAGTTTTATTGACATCCTTTCAACTGGATCATACGCAACTGCTGGTCTTGGTAGAGCGTTTGGTGAAGCCAGCCAAAAGGTTCAGCGCGGAGATCTTTTTGGTGGAATAGGGACCATTCTTGGCGGAGCAGGTCAGGGTATTGCAGATCGTAGAACCTGGTCAGACAACTTAAAGGATCTTGGAGTTGAAGAAGGCGCAGCTTCTGGCTGGGGCCTTGCTCTTGATATTGCGCTTGATCCATTGTGGCTTATCCCGGGTGGAGCAATTGGCGCTGGAATAAAAGGTACGACTCGTGGTGTGGTAAAAGCTGCCGAAGCAAACCGAGCAGGCGTTAAACTTTCTGATCAAGCATTTAAACAGGCTAGCCAACGACTAGCGGAACCTCGTTTAGTCGACGGCAAGTTGGCTACTCCAACCACTGAGCAGGGCATAAGAAACCTCTCCCCAATGAGAGCTATAACGCAGCAGCCCATTGCGGATCTGTTTCCCGCAACTGGCGTAAAAACACCACTACGCACGGGCGCAGGTGTAAGCAACCTTTTTTCCGGAATACGTCAGGGAAACATAGAAAACTATGCCGAGTGGGCAGCTCTTCGAAAAGTAAACAGGGCTTCTACTGCAATTAGAAGATCCGAAAAACCAAAGTGGTACCTACCGGGTAGCGGAACAAATGCACCACTAGACAGATTTGAAAAGAAGTATGGCATTACACCAGAAATGCTATTTACAAACGCCTCGGCTGCAGCAGCTAAAGCAGCTGATGACGTTGTTCAGGGTGCCTCTACGGCTGCAACAAAGCCAAACGTTGAAGCGGAAATTGCTAACCCAGCAGACGACGCTGCAGAAGCAGTTCAAGAGGCCGTTGAAAGCAAGGCTTCAACTAAGCTGGCCAAAGATGTTGAGAAAGACATTGATGCACCAATAGAAGCTGCTGAAAATGCAATTGAAAAAGCTGGCGTTGTTGGGGTTAAAACAATCAACAGTCAAGCCAGGGAGGTTCTAAATCCATTTAAAGAAAACTTCTTAAAGACTCGCGGAATGGATGCGCCAGCTGTATCAGTTGACTCTTTTGTAAATGTTACCGCATCCCCGTTAGCTGGAGATATTGCCAAGTTCTATGACGAAGCTATTAATGACCCAACAAACCCTGAGGTTATTGCCGCTTACAAGAAGCTATCAGAAGAAGTCGAAGATCAGTTCCAGTATCTGACAAAAGATCCAGACGGCCCACAGATAAAGGTCGAATTTGTAAAAAAGGATCCTTACCAAGTTGACGGAAAACCTAGCTCAAAGCTTTTTATGGAAGACATCGTAAAGAATAAGCGCTTACGTATCTTTAAAACAGGTGAAGGCCAAGCTCACCCTATTCTTACAAATGACATAAACGACAAGTTCCGCGCTGTACACGATTTCTTTGGTCACGCTTCGTCCGGTAGGGGTGTCGCAAAAGACGGTGAAGAAGCTGCTTGGATATCTCACTCTACTATGTTTACAGAGCTTGCCCGTCGCGCAATGACAACTGAAACCCGTGGTCAGAACTCGTGGGTAAATAGGTATGGAAAAACACCAGATGACTTTGCTGAGCAAAAAGCATTTTTGCTTCCTGATGCATACGTTGTTCTACCTACTGAGTATGCAAGAATTGAAAATCAAGTTGCAGTAACAAACGGCTTGATCATGAGAAGCGTTGCAGTTATAGAAGACCTTAACGATCAGATTTTCGACAGACTAGGCATGGTCTCTAGTCCACTGCGTAGTTACGAATACACCCAAGAGAGCTTTAATGCAATTAGAAAAGTTAGAGATCAAATCACTGACACTGAGTTTGTAAAGCCAGGCACTCCTAGTCATAAAGAGGTTCTAGGCGCTCTAACTGAAATGAAGAACAGGATCTCTGGCGGGGCGAGATTAAACAGAATAGCTGAAGACTTTGAAAAGCTAGCAAACTCCCTAAAAGGTGAGGCTGGTATTGCGCTAAGAAAAGTACTTAACACGCCTGTTGATGCAACTGACTTGTTAACTGCAGCAGCAAAAGCAGAGGGTCGTAATCTAACTCTGCCTCCCGCTTTCAAACCTATAGAGTGGGCACCAAAAGCAACATACGGAAAGCCTGACTTTTCTATTAAAGACTTTGAGAAATACTTCCCTAGCGACTCGCTACTTAACGACGCAAAGAATCTAGAAATCGCAATGGGATCGGCCACAGCAACCGTTCGCGCCGTAAAAGGCGAAACAAAAGCGCAAGCGCTATCTAGAAAACAGCAACAGATCTGGGAGGACTTTAGAATTAGAAATGCTGACATTTTTGAGGATGTAGTAGCTGCACAAAAAGCTGAGTGGGATCAAGCTTTTTCTGTTCCCGACTCAAAAGTATTTTTAAGCTCAAAGGCAATTGGCTTGGGTAAAATCCCACTAGGCATACCTCAAAGCGCTCTGGGTTCAATTAACGGCACACCTACTGTAAACCTTGCAAAATTACTTAGCAGTATTCAGTCAACAATCATTAGGGAGCCAAATCGAGTTACTCAAGGACTGGGTGACTTAGGTACCGTCATAACCTCAGCGCTGAAAAGAAAAATAAACGTCACAAAAAAGATGCTAGACGAAGAGGGTAATCCAGTAAAAGTTGATGAGCTTTTTGCAGAAGTTCCAGGAGACCAGGTTTTAGTGTACGCCAGCGCTGCAGTTAAAGGTGCCGAGTTTAGGGTAGTAGACGGAAATGGGGAAGCGCTTGAGGGCTGGCTAGAAACTGCAAGAGCTGGTGGTGGAGTCCCCCCTGGATCAACGCTTGAGGCTGTTAACGATTCTGCAAGAGAAGTGTTAGTAAGGCTTAGGCGTTTAAAGCCACAAATTGAAATTGACAGAATACCTCCAGTAATTAGTGACTGGGTAACTAAGCAACTTGACACTGTAACAAAAAACATTACCAACAACCCTGTGCGAATCAGCAGGGCTGTAGATCAAATGGCCAGCGAAGATATTGCTGGGCTTGCACGTAAACTTATGGATGCAGTTCCTGGAGTAAAGAGTTTTCAGGATGCAAAAATATTTATTACAAATTTTGATGGTGCAGTAGCATCTCTTGCAAAGAAACCCTCGCGGAAAATTTACATTAAAAAAGAAGAGATGCTACCCACCAGAGGTGCGCGAAAACCGGCACTAGATAGGGACAGAGAAACAGGTCTTCCTTTAGCTAACGCGCAACCTTATGCCTTAAGCGCTTTTGATGACCTAGTGGACGAGGGTGTTGATCTTGCCGACAGAACAATACTTACACGTACCGGAAAGCAGGCTACCGGAAGAGCAGCGGGCAGAGACAAAACAAGCAGGCCTTACGAGTCTCAGCTTAGCGGAAGTAAAGAGCAGCTAGCTTCGGTTGCCAACGTAGCAAAAGGCTTAGACATAATTACTGGAGCTATCGCCTCTAAAGAGCTTGCAGCTTCTCCTCAGCAGGCTGATCTACTAAGGCAAGTGCTCGGCACGCTGGGTAAGAAGGTCGCACCAGATGCTAGTCCTAAAGAGGTCTTTAAGGAGTTCCAAGGCGCTAAGGTGCTGTACGAAGATCTTATTAACAAGATTGAGTCAGCTGCAAAGCGAGAAGCTGTAATCATTGCTGCCCCTAGGTCCTTCAGTAAATCAATAGAAGAAAACATAGCTATACTGGAAGCTATTGAAAAAACAGATCCAGGAGAGCTACAGCGCCAAGTTGCCCAACTTACAGAGTTGGCAGTAACTAGAGTAGATGACGCCTGTAGATCAAACCCAGCTATTGCAGCAGCTGCACCAGGACAATTCTTAGAATCAGTAATTAGAGGAGAACTATAATGGCATCTAAATGTGTAATTGAAGTACAAGAAGTAGTTTCTAATTACGTTAAAACTATGCCGGCAGTGGGGAAACTGATCGATGATGCATCAAAGCAAGTAAAAAGTTTACAAGCAATAAAAGAAGCTTCCTATCAAGGTCAGTTAAACACCACTGGAGCTGCGATTGGTTTAAGAGAAGCGTCCGATAGGTTTATTAGAGAGACCGAACTACCTGAGTCATTTACAAGACCGGGCGATGTCCCAATCAAGGCAGCAAAAGGAAAAATAAACAAAAGAGAAGCTCAGCAAGCTGGAATTATGAACCAGTGGGGAATGGCTGCAGCTTACGCCGACATAGCAGGTCTTGCAAGAGGGTTTGGTTCAGCCACTAAAGAGTTAACTGGGAAAGCTATAAGAGTCTTTACCGTTCAGCTTAATCTTCACGACATAATTTTAAGAAGTTCCGGTATCCCCCTTAGCACAACTAAAGCTGGCGCTGAAGCGGGAAAGTTTTTCTACTCTAATTTAACCTTTGGTGATCTTATTCAAGTTTTTGACAAATTTAAAATGACCGGATCAATTGCTAAATATTTTCTTCGTAGCCCGGATGCTAGTAAAAATATCCAAAGTCAAAACACAGCAGAAGCTGTTAGAAGAATACTTGAGCATGGAGACCTCTACGGCAAGATTGATCTTGTAGACGATCTTCCCGTTTTAAAAGCTCAGGTGCTAGATGCTCTGCGGAATCCTAGCGGTATAGGTAAGCCACCAAAAGGAAAAAAGCTTGCAGAGTATGAAGCTACAGTAAAGTGGGCAAACGAAGGCGATGGGTTAAAACTTACCGAAGAGCTTGCAGATGAGCTCTTGACGGAAAAAATGGTTAGATCTTTAATTACAGAGAACGAAAGATTGCGTGTAATTACAGGCGTTCTTGCCAAAGGCGATGGCCTAAGAATGGCAGACGGTCTACTAAAGATGATTACATCTCTTCCTTTCAAGAATGACCGCATGTATGCCTATGGTGACATTTTGTTTAGTAACCGAATGCGCGACATTTACAAAGATGATGCTCTTGTTAACATGACACCAGATCAGCTGAACTTGGTTTTTGGTGAAAACTACTTAGCTCAGTTCTTTAATGAGATTGATCCTAGCTCTCTCGTGCATGTCAAAAATACTCAAAAATACTCAAAGGCTGTCGCAGCTGATAAGAAAGCGAACAAGAAAGCTGCCGCTTCTGGGGGGACAAGAAAAGACAACAATAAAAATAGAGCTCACGGTGAGGTTGTTGCTGAGACCAGTGGGCACGCTGCTACTAAGGCTGCAGATGACCTCAAAAACGACCCTAATACAGTGCCCCAGGAAGCGAGCCTAGAAGGCTCACAGAAGGCACGGCAGTTCCAACTTGAGTTCGAGGTGGGTCCACTCATGGGAGGGGCTGTACGGGCCTTTGGGTGGGTTAGCGACAAGGTTACGATGGGTGGCCAGTTGAAGACCTCCATTATTGGCGTAGAGCACTTCCGACTAGAAAATGCGGCAACTATGACAACCCAGCTAGCTAAACTATACAAGTCCGTAGGGCAGGATGACAAGCTTGTTAATGACACGTTTAGAGCTCTACAGAGCGGTACACCTCTAGATGGTATGCCGGAAGTTCAGCGCAAGTTAGCTGAAAGCATGAACAAGTTTATTGATGACATTTTTGGGTTTGGTCAAAGAAACAACCTAGAGATGAATGCAATCTATGGGGATGAGTTCAAGAAGAGTCTTAATTATCTTGGTCTGGGTAAAATGTCCGATGGCTTAAGTGCCGTTACTGATGACGTAGGTGATGTCATAGGTGAGTGGTGGAAGACCGTTGAACTTGATGAGGGTCAGAATGCATTAACAATGATGACCAAAGTTTACTCAGCTATGCAGCTATCTAGAATTAAGCCAACTATTGCAGCAACCTTGAGGCACCACTTTAGTCACACAGCTGAGGGCTTAACTTACGATCAGGCTGTAAAGCTTGGCTATCAGTCAATTGCTAAAGAGTCAGGATTATCTAACTTTATTAATATCGGAGATAAGCCAACTCTCTTTCACCCAGAAGTTATTCGCAATATGCGTGCACTAAATGCGCATCTTGAATTTGAAAAGGGCTTTAAAACTGAAGGTTGGCAAAAATTCTGGAACAAGATGGACCCGACAATTGGTGTTCTTAAATCATCTCTCACTATCTGGAGGCCAGGCCACCACATGGTGAGCATGGTTGGTAACGTTTTGTTTAACGCCACATATGGAGTTTCTGCCGGGGACTATGCTGCAGCAATAAGGATGGTTGCGCGACGTGGCGACATCCTGGATCTAGACGAAGCAGCACTTACTGCAGCGCTAAGAGAAGGAGCCCCAGAAGGCTATGCGCTGAAAGGCGACGGTAAAGTATGGCCAATAGTTGTTGGCGGTAAGGTTGTTGATGTTCCTGTTGAGGTATTACTTAGAGGCGCTGACGAGATCGGTGGAGTTCCTATTTCCGCTAGAGCTGCAAGGGACCTTCCAAACGATACTGATCCACAAAATTTCTCAGTTGATGGTTTTGTACAAAAAACTCCAGGTGTAAAACAGATTGCAGCAGTAGACCGTGGCTTAGCAAAAGTTGCAGCCATACGAGACAACGTTGCAAGGTACGCGCTATACATGCGAGAACTGCGTCGGGGGGGATACAACTCTATTGAAGAAGCGATCTTAACTGCATCTAGAAAAGTTCATGAAGTTCACCCAACAGTGGGAACGCTAACAAACGTTGAAAGAAAGAATGCTCGACGTGCGTTTTACTTCTACACTTGGCAGAAGCAGGCTCTATTTAAGGTTTTGGAAATGGCCGCTAACCAGCCCGCCATAATAACAATGCCAAGCAAGCTACAGTATGCTCTTGCGACTGCTGGTGGAGTAAACCCAGAAAGCTTTGGTGACGGTTGGGATCCAGAAGGTCTTTACGCTTCGTACTTCACAAACTCAGTATTCTCCCCTCAGGAAATAGATCCAGTGCTAGGTGCAGTTGGCGTTAGGCCAGCATCACCTCAGCTAGATGTTATTGATGCTTTCTTTAGCAAGGTTTACACTAAGCCAGGGCTGGGTTTCTGGGAGTCTCTTGGAGATCTATCTGCAAATACTATCGGTGGTGTTGTTGTGGGAAACGCTACTCCTCTGTTTAAGATACCGGCAGAGCTTGCCACTGGCACAAAAACTAGCGGTCAGCGTATTGATAACTTGGGTGAGTATTTGCTAGATCAGTCGGGCCTGGGCGGAATTACTAGATCACTTGGCTACACACCGTGGGGTGAGCAACGATCAGACTTTAAAGAAGGCGCTTACGGTGAGGCAGACAGAGAAAGACAGGCTTGGAACCTGTTTACTGGCTTTAAGTCCACTTATTACCAATCTCCAGCTTCGCTTGAAATAGCTAGACAAGAGCGTATAGACTACTGGAACAGGTTCTACAAATCAGGAAAATACGCAGAGGATAACTAATGTCGGAAGAGACGAACGCAGTAGAGTTAACAGACGAAGAAGCACAAGAGCGCATAAAAAACATGTTTATTGCGCTAGATGCTATCTATAAACTACACGGACCAAATCAAGAAGAAGATCCTTGGATCTGTCAAACCTGCAGCAACTGCGATGGTGACGTTGTTTGGCCTTGCGAGACCGAGAAGATTATTCTCGGTGCTTTAGGTATTTAACCGCCGTAGACTTGAGATTTAACGCCGGAGAAGTTCTTTTTCTTCTTACCGGACTTCATAGCAAGCGCAGCTTTCTTAGCAGCAGCTTTACCTTCTTTTGTGTAAGGGTATTCCTTACCAGCTACGTTTGGCATTATGGCTTTGGCTTCTTTGCTAATGCAGCTAGAGCGTCTTTCTTTGCCTGAACCTTGTTAAATGCAGGCTTCTGCACTTGACCTAGTGGGGCACTTCCAGGACGAGGGCGATTAGGGCGACCTAGCGGTGGCTTTGGAAACGTTGGGCGACCTAGCGGTGGCTTTGGAGACGTTGGGCGACCTGGCTTAGAAGGCAAAGCCTGTGGCTTCTGTGGGATTGGCTTAATTGGCTTCATGATTAGTCTTCCTTGATGTTGTTTAAAGCTAGAGCTGAGTTTCCTACGGCTAGAATAGCAGCGATCACATTAAGGATCAATGTACCCTCTTCGGTGGTGAACAAGCCATAACCGATTAGCAATGGGACTAGTGCTACTGAGATACCGTAAATGTATCTGCGAATGTTTGCGTTTAGATTCATGAGATTATTATACCTTACTTTAGCAATGCAAATATGGTAGCCACAAAGGAAACTATTGCGCCACCTAGGGCTGTTCTGGCAATAACGTCGATCCACTGTAATTTAGCTATTTCTAGCTCTACGTTACGCACCCTGTCAGGGATATCAGACAAGCCCTTAAGTTCACTGGCCAGCTGAATTAGAAGTTTATTGGTTTCTTGCTGTTCCTTGTAAAGGTCGTTAATGGTGACTTTTACGTGGGCACCAGTTGTGGCGTCCGAGGACATTATGCAGTTCCACCGTTAATGGTGATGCCGGTGGTCACAATAGTCTGAACCTTTGCAGTTAACTGAGCTACAGTGAGCGCAGTGTCAACTTTGTCCCAGTTAGAGTTTACGTCTGTAGATCTAAATGGTTCGGCTGTTCCAGGGGTAGGCTTAAATAAGCTAAGCTCAGGGGTTAACGTTGACGCCATTATTCTTCCTTAGTTAAGGGCAATACTTCAATAGTCGTCTCGCTCACCAGTATATCATCTGAGACGGGTTCAGGGATCACTGTAATGGGTGAATTTCCCTGTGCAAGTGCCATTAGTTCTCGACCAATATTGCGCTTTGTAATCGGATCTCTTACGTGCCTAAGCACGATGTCCTGTACTTGTAGTAACAAAGATGTGACGTCAATGCTATTTTTGCTGTTTGGATCAAAGCGACCAGTTAGCTGATTTAGGAATGTGATCGCTTTCATGTCACCGGACTGCACCATTTGCCCAAGAGCCTGATCAGCAATCGGTAAATACTTTTTTAAATTGTCTTCTGCTTTTGCAGAAAATGCGCTCGCAAAATGTTTGTCGCGCATCCAGCCATCAAGTTCTGCGATGTTGATCTTCATCTGCTTTGCAAGCACCTGAGGTGGCTTTAGGTTTAGCGGGTTCAGATAAGCCTGCAGAAATGTTTCTTGACGCAAAGTTAGGTTTGGGTTGTTTGTGGTCTTTACGCCACGATCTTCCATCGCACGCTGAAACTTAGAGGTCTCAAATACCAGTTCAACTTCATCTTTAGAAAGACTTGGATCTTGATCTAGCACGGTTTGCATCTCCACAAAGAAGCCTCGCCTATCCGCCGCGATAGCGGCCGCGAGTACTTTTTCAAATAGAGCTTGTTCTTTACCGGGCTTGGACTTGTAAAGTTTCGTCTCAAACTTTGACAAGTCCAAGTCCGGAGACTTCAGAACATGTTCTGAATTATCACTCATTAGGCCATTCTCCATCGAGGACCATCAGAGCAATAATGCTGTAATTAGCAAGGTCGATAAAACTATCGCGAAGACTCTCATTCTCAGGTGTAGCTCCTTTGTCATATAAGTGGTTAATTCGGGCTAATTTGTCGTGCATTCGGACTCTAAGACCGTTAATAGGGCCTCCAGGGCTCTGTGAGATGTTCTTTGGTCCATAATCCTTGTGCTTCTTAAGTAGCAGCTGTTCGGCTTCTACGAAGGTTGCGCGGACGTTTTGCTCGAATTTATCGCTCATTATTTCTTTCCTAACAGGTATTTGACTAGTGGTGGATTGTCTATCAGAACCATCAGTAGCGGCTCCTCGTATAAATTGATGAAAAAATGTTCCCATGTGTCTAGATCCTTATTTACTGGATGGTGTCCTGCATAAAATACAAACTTAAGGCAATGCAGGATCTCGTGTAGCAGTGTCTGTTTCCTTTTGGTCTCGCTTAGTCTATTCGACAACACGATCAGATTCTCATCGTCTAGCGAATATCCTACGGCTTCGTGCAGCATTCCATCGCTTGCGGGATCACGCGACACGATCTTAAAAACCTGTGATCCAACTTTTATTGTCTTCGGGATCATGCTGCCGGCAACTTCTCTAGCTCAACAACATATTCCGGAGTCATCCCATACGGAGCGTAAGCCTCAACCAACTTACGGGAGAGTAACTCTGGGAACCCTTGTAGTAGACCATCTTCATAGCGAGAAATTACTGCGGGGTTAATGTGTAGCGTTGATGCAAGCGCTGTAGGTGTTCTTGCTAGCTCCAGTCGCCATTGCTTAAAGGATCTGTAGTACTGGCTCAGCGTGTACGGTGGGATCAGCATCAAGTTCTGCACGGCTGGCTTTGCGTCCACGGCTAGCGGCTTGTTTATGTAGTTGTCGATCTGTTCGTATAGATCCGCTACTGACGTGCCTGTGCCATTAGCTAGCACGGCTACGATCTTCTCAGCAGGCTTTTTAGTTCTGCCATCTTCGATCGCTGTGATCGCTGCACGGTTTACGCCTGCCCGGCTAGCTAGATCCTTCTGAGAGAGTCCCAGCTGCAATCTTGCTAAGCGGACAGGGTGATCAATGATTCTTGCCATCTCTGTCTCCTTGTTAATATGTATAGTAGACAGCTTATCATATTTTAATATCTGGGGGAGTAAGGCTATATATATACGGGGACGACTGGAACCTTGACAACATCAAACTATGGATTTAGGGCAGGCCGGGCTAGCGTAGTAAGCTATAAGTGTCAATTCAAAAAGAAAGGATGTTGACATGCACATAACTACCGGCCCCATTACAGGAACAACAGCCACATGCGCCGAATGCGAGAGGGTATTCAACCTACTCAACCTAGGCGACGCAGAAGAATACTTCTACGGTCATGACTGTGAGGTAGACGAATGATGACACTAGGCCTAGTGCCAACCCCAATGGGTTGGATGTACAAGTGTCTAGACTGTGAGGCACAATTCTTACCTGCAATTGCAGACTTCCATAAATGCCCGGAGGTTGAAGAGGAGGAATAAGCAAGGTAGCTTGACTGGCAGACACCGGGGTTCAAGTCCCCGGCAAGCACGTGTGCCGAACAAATCAGTAGGCATCCATCGGGAATGAAACCCGGTTATCAAACGAGCTGGCAAACACCAGCGCTAACCCTGCAAGCCTATCCCCCTAGGCTTGCAGGGTTTTTTATGCCCGGCGCAGAAACAGGGGACGAATGGAATGATGATGATGCGAGCGCAATGGATTTATAGCACCCCCTGTTTGTCTAGTATTATTGTTCTTGTAGCCACTTGGCTACTCAACCAAAGGAGCAAACCAAAATGACAGCAACTGCTA